GATTGCTGGAACTCCCACGTTATTTTCTGTTTCTGATAGTTCAGTTGACGATTCATCAAAAGCATCTGATGCGGTTGAAACGTTAGCCGCTGCACTCGATCAATTGATTGAACAACAAGCACGAATTGGTGCAACTATCCGTAGGTTTGATTTTACCATAACCAACTTGGAAGGTATGGTCTTGCAAACGGAAAACAATAAGAATAGTTTGACTGCATTGGATGAAGCTAGAGAAATCACTGATTTGTCAGTGAATCAAATTAAACAACAAACAGCATTAGCGATGATGGCACAAGCACAATCACTGTCACATGCAATATTTCAACTTTTACAGAATCATTAAGGAGATATAATATTTTATGGCACTAACTGAAGAACAATTCCTTAAGGTAATAACTAAGCATACCAGCAAAAGTTTTTCTTTAGGGGTTGAAACAATCAAACGTGAATGGGAACTGAGTAGTTATGTTGATGCGGTGTTTGCTTTTTGTGATGAAAATGACATTGAGGCTGATATAGTTCCAAAATTAATAAACAAGTCACTGAAGGATAAATTGGAATTGGAAGCAATGGAATTGAACCTATTACCAAGAACGGGTGCATTGCCTATATGAATCCTTTGGATTGCTATAAACAGTATATGGCAATTAGGTTACATTTTTATAGCAAGAGTTATGATTATTTCAAGTACAACGGCAAGGTACGGGCTAGTAATGAATCCTTTTACAAACGAAGGGATAAGTACAGGTTCGATCACCTTTGCCGACAGTACAACGAAAAGAATATAATGCAGTTTTTTGTGGCAAATTTTTCCAGTGGTGATAAGTATGGTGGTCTGCATACAGAAGAATCAGATCAGGTTTATCAGGATTGGAGAAAACGAACACAAAGATTGCGTTATCAATTCAAGTCGGACATATCTAAATTACTAGAGATGTCTGATTTAGACCAACTGTTCATGGTCGAAGATGGGCAGAATCCGACAATATTGACCATGTATTATCGTGGGGAAATATCGTTGGAAACATTTGTGATAATGAACCAGATTTTGAATTTCTTTCCACAATTTGATAGTCAAATAGAAGATGATATCATGTGGCCAGACACAAGAAATCTGTGTCATAAATATATTGGATTTCTCGATGTCGATGTGAAAGTTTTTCGTGAAATATTGAAAAATAAGCTTGACATCTGATGAATTTAATGGTATAATTACTTTATACAATCAAGAGTTGATTGTATTGTGAATAAGAAGCATACAACTAATACGAAAATACGGAGATATACGAATATGAGTGGATTTCAATCCATGAAAAGCAACCGACAGTCTTTCCTAGACAGTCTTTCCACCGAATTAGAAAAAACCCAAACTAACAATAGTAACTCATTTGAGGATGAACGCATTTGGAAATGTGAACGTGATAAATCTGGTAATGGATATGCGGTCATTCGTTTCCTACCACCGATTGAAGGTGAATCAACGCCGTGGGTACGCATTTTCTCACATGGTTTTCAAGGTACTGGTGGTTGGTACATTGAAAATTCGTTGACTACGTTTAATGAGAAAGATCCTGTTAGTGAATATAATACATCCTTGTGGAATAATGGTACAGAAGCAGGGAAGGAAATAGCACGTAAACAGAAACGTAGGTTGAACTATTTTAGTAATATCTATGTTGTTGAAGATCCATCAAACCCACAAAATAATGGTCGAGTTCGTTTGTTCAAGTATGGGAAGAAGATTTTTGATAAGATCAACGATCTGATGAATCCAGAATTCAAGGACGAAACTCCTATCAATCCATTCGATCTTTGGGGTGGAGCAAACTTCAAAATTAAGATTCGCATGGTTGATGGTTTTGTCAATTATGATAAGTCTGAATTTGATGCAGTTGCACCGTTGTCTGAGGATGATGGTGAATTGGAAACAGTTTGGAAGGGTCAGTACAGTTTGCAAGAGTTACTAGAACGTGATAACTTCAAAACTTATGACGAACTAAAAACTAAATTGGATAGAATTTTGGGGTTGGTAGAAGATCCAGCAACTAAGTTCGATCCAAGTGATTTTGAAACTAAGGAAACACCAGCACCAGTGACTGCCGAAACGGTTAGTGCTGATGGTGATGAAACCTTATCATATTTTGCTAATTTAGCAAATGATCAATAGAAGAAAAAAATAGGAGAAAATATGAGTTTTTTGAAAAATCTGCCGTTTGCTAAGGCAGTTGGAATTGCAGCTATCGCAGGGATGTTAGTTGCTGGTACAGTCACTGTAGCAGAAGAAGGTGAGAATAGACGTAAAAATCGTAGGGAACGAATTGAAGAACATATTCCTGTAAGTTCGGAAGTGCGATTCAACTATCGACAACGAAATTTTGTGCAACGAACAGTTACTAGTTGGTTTATTGCATCCTTTTCGTTGGATCTATCCGATGAAGAATTCTTGCGTTTGCGTGATGTGTATGCAAGGGTAATTAGCAAATCGGGAGTTATCTTCAAAGGGTACGCTGATAATCCGAATAACATTTCACCATCGGAAAAAAAGAACACTAAAGGTGAATACGAGACTATCGTAGAGGAATTTACGGGTCAGGTCAAGCAGACCATCGGTGTAGAAAAATACAACCTATTGGTAAGTATGACAGATGACAAACGTGATGGTTCTATGATGCGGTTTCGTAGAGGTAGACGTATACAATAATTGCTCATAAGCAATTAGTAATGATAATACCCAACAGAAATGTTGGGTATTTTTTTTGTCTATTAATATGTGCTTGCTGATGCTCTGAATCCAGCATCGGTAGGTGAATCTTGTACGATGACTGCATTATTAGTGACAGAACTGGCACTGGTAGATGTTATAACGTTATTGGTTGGGGTTGCAGTTGCCATAGTTGTTTCATCTCTAATTTCAGCAGTTTCTACTGCTTGTTCAATCATAGAGACACCTCTATCGGTTCTAGCACCAGAAAAGGATACAATGTCCACTGGTTGAATTGCATCGGCAACTCCACCCTTGACAGTATTGATTACATTTCTTGTTTCTGTTTTGGCAATTTGTAGATCTAGTAATTTCCTTGCCATTGGTATAAAACTCAATGCTATCATTGATGCGACTATACCACCTAGACCTTTTGCATCTTTGGAAAAATTTTTGACGGCATATCCTAATAGTTTGAAACTATTGGCAAGACTCGCAAATCTATCTTCTGGTATTGCTACCAATTCAGCAAGACCTTTGGATGCTATACCGAGTGCCACCATCGCAGGGATTGCACTAGTGGCAAATAGTGCAAAAGTACCAAGTGCCGGCCCGAGTAGCGCAAATCCAATAGCAAGTTTTAGGAAGTTGGCATCACCCAGTGAAACCAATGCTTGGGCGAAAGTAGTAATAAAGGAACTCAGTGCCGTACCAACAGTAGTAATAAAATTACCGATGCTAGTGAAGAAATTGCTAACGATACCTTGAAGTCTATCTAAGAAATTACCGAATGCACCAAGCATGGTGGTGATGGGTGGTACAGCGGTTTCAATGGCAGGGGCAAGCAATCCTAATGCCAATCCTAAACTAGTAACACCAAGTGATAAACCGAGTAGTCCTGGCGTGGCAATTGTCGCGGCAACACCAAAAGCAGCTAATGGAATGACAAGAGCAGCGAGTCCACCAGCAAGTGATAAGAAATTACCAAACGGTATTTTTGATAATTCTTTGATGCCACTGATGAGTGCCTTGAATGAATTTAGTAATATCCCACCAACTGTTTTGACCAGTGCGACGAATCCATCAACCACTACTTTGAGTGCAGGGGCCATTAGTTGTAGTGCCTTACCCAATCCCATGAAGGCAAGGGTTATGACACCTAGTGCAGCTGCACCGATTGCCAGTGTTATTGGATCGATTTTTCCTAATGCTTGGAATAGTGCGGCTATACCTTGACCAGCAAAAGTCATTAAATTGACAAATCCTTTACCTACAATATCAATAACTTTGGATAGAATTTTTCCAATACCATCAACCAGTTTTTCGACAACCTTGAGTGCTTCTTTTATGATGTTGCCGATACCTTTGATGAATTCTTGAATAACTTTGAAGATGCCTTTAACTATACCTTGTAAGGATTTCAGTGGATTGAATTTTCCACTAGCAATTTTTTCCAGTGTGCCTGTATCTTGACCTTTAATATTGATGGTCTGTTCTTCTTCATTAGAAACTATAGTTCCCAGTGCATCAGCCATCCGTTCTTGGGTTTCTGCTTGTTCTGCTTGTATTCCAGCTGATTCATTTGCTTGTTCTTCTGCAAATATATCTGTTGCAACAGGTGGTGTCGCGACAACTTCAACTCTTTGTGGTTGTGTCGTATCTACGTTTTCTAGTAAATCACCTGCAATGCTTTGTTGTTTTAATGTCTCACCAACAATTCCACCAAGTCCAAGCATTTTCAGTGAAAGTGACACCTTTTCTGGTTCTTTTTGTTCTTCTGCTACCTTTTTTTGTATATCTTCATCTGATAATGTTGGTTCTTCTGTTCTAATTTTTTTCTCGATTGCAATTGCTTCTTGTTGTTTTTTAAGAGGATCTTCTTCTTTTCCTATACCCAATAAATTCATTCCAAAACCAGTAACCTTACCGAGTGCTGTATTGGAAAATCTTTCTTTTATGCCTTCGGTAAATCCCAAGACTACTTTATTTGCACCTAGTAATGCACCTTTTATCCCTTTGATTTGTTGGTCCTTTATTTGAGTGAGTTTTTCTTCTTTATCTCCAAGTTCTTTTAGTTTTTGTGCAGAACTTTCTTGTGCTTCTAATTCTTTTTTGTGCAATTCGTCTGCTTTCTGTTTTTCTGTGAGAGAATGTGCTTTTTGTTGTGCTATTACCTGTTTAGTGATTTCATCTCTGACAGATATTTCTTCTTTCACACTATTAATAGTAACGTCATGTGCTTCTTTTATCCTTTTTTCTTTTTCGGTTTGATTGTGTTGTTCAGATGCCAGTTGTCTTTCAAGTGCGTCTATTGCAATTTGATCTCTATTTGCTCTTGCTTTATCAATCCTTTCTTGTGTTATTTTGATCTTTTTGTTGTTCTGTTCTAAATCAGATTGCAGTTTTTCTTCTGCTTTTAATTGTTTTTCGAGCAAATCTGCTTTGGCGTCTTTGATTTTTTCGGCATCGATGTTCTGTTGCCGTCTTTCATCCACAATTCTTTTTGCTCGTTCTTCTTCTAACTTTTTTATTTCGTCTTGTAATTCTGCCATTTTACTATGCCTTATTATTGGTTAGATCTTCCATTAGTTCTTGGGTTGCATCTCGTAGTTCTGGTGAACCATGTGTTTTCACCAAAGATGAAATTTCTGCAATTGCTTTGCTATGTTCTTCCAGTAGTTTGTCGTGTTGTTGATCTCGGATTAGGTTTTTCTCTAATTCAACGTCTTGTTCTACATCACGCATTTTATTTTGGGCAATTTTTTTATCTTGATTTTCATCAATCGAAAGCAATTCTTTCAGTCTCCTACCCTGTTCTGCTTCAGAATCATAGTGTATTTTATCACTAACCATCTTTTCCAATTTCATCTCAAAAATGGATTCGTTGGGTACAAATCTCCAGATATATCCACGACCATTTACTATTCCGAATACGGTAGAGGATAAACCAATCTTGACTATAACTGCTGGTTCGTTTTCTAACCAAACTTCATCACCCTCTTGGAAATGTGGATCTAATTTGAACTTCAACCCTTTGGAAATCTGTAGGGCATAATCTTTGAACCACATAAACATAACTACCGATAGCATAATTCCCAGCCATGGCAGAATCAGGTCAGTGAGTTCTGGTATTCGATTAATAAGTTCTTGATCCATGTTATCCATCGTTTTATTTAAATTGGGTCAACCAATGACCAAAATTATAGACATCATGTATCATAACGGGGATGGTTGGGAAATCTTTCCATTTAGGATTCATGGCATCAATTCCCCATGCGGTTTCAAGTCGCCATAGTAACCATGCTTTAGGTGGGATGGGCAAGAATGGAAATTTGTACCACCATCCTTTGCGTTTGACTAACCATCCGTACCTCAATAATCTTATTATGACTTTGATTGTGCTTTTCTCTGTTGCGACTTTATTCTTTCGTTTTCTTGTTTAATAAAATCTGATAATAGGGTAACGTATATTTCCCTTTCAAACGGTATCATATTTTCTAGATCGTTTAGGTTGTAGTTATGATGTTGCATCATTGCGAAATTGGTTAGGTACATACTCTCTAAGTTTTCATGTCCTAACCCTATGCGAAAAAATTCTGCAATCCTTCTATTATTAATGGTTCGTTATAATCGCATTTACTACAATCATATGGTACTGTATGTGATAGTTTGGGCATAGTATCAAAGAATTCTTGTACCTTTTGAAATTGTTGTTGAGTTAGGTTATTTATGAATTCGGCAATCTCATCTTTGGTGTAATCGTTGCTGTCGTGGATTTCTTCACCTTGATAGATGGAATCTATACAGGAACTAACTACATTGAACATGGTATCAACATCAGCACTTTCTAAATCACTTATATTTATGGAGTCTAGTTGTGGGTATTTCATTATCAATCCAATTTCATCGGTTAGTTCCACTTTATTAGTGTGGTCATCGTTGGTTGTGACTTCAACTTCTGATAGGTTAATTTCGATTTTATTTACTAAATTACAGGTTGGACATTTGAAACCAATTTCAGAAATTTCATTTACCGATTTGGATCTCAGTTTTAGAAATATATATTCCACATCAAAAAGTGGCATGTTGTCTGTATTGTAATCATCTTGTAAGCAATTGCCGATGATTTGTTTCATGGCACGAACCATCTCTGCTGGTTCTTCACCCTCGTTTGCCATCAAAAGTATTTTTTCTTCTTTGACCAAAAAGGGTCTGTATTGAATGAATTGACCAGTTGATGGTATCCTCAACTCATAGTGTGGTGCATTTATTACAGGTAAAGGCATAATTTATTTCTCCTACTTGGGATTTATTTGTTCTCTTTTGAATCGGTCATATGAAAACGTTACTTCAAATGTTATTAGTTCTTCTGAATCGTGACTGAATTCTATCGCACCCAATCCAATTGGATATGCTCGATCAAAAACATATGTTGCGAGTTTTGTATCCTTCTTTCTTTCATCTGATAGAATAGAGATTCTTACATCGGTGCTATATTCGTTGCTAAATCCAATTAGCATATTGTTATCTTCTATAATGGATGACACCCACCATTCAAAAAATGTTCTTTCGGGTAGTGCAAAATCAGTATTAGTTCCTTTAGTGGTCAGGAAAGTGATAGTAAGATCTTCATAGACATCCATATATGGGTATTTCTGTTCTGGACCAGAAGCAGTAACTTCATTGGTGCTGAGTGTCTTGCTTGGGATATTTGCGGATCTTGCGGTGAATGATAGATTGTTCAGTACTACGTTATAGTAGCTAATTTGTGCGTGTTCTCTCATAATAGGTGGTGCTGTGATTTCGACTGCAAATCGGTTTAGGTGTGCAAGACCACCTTGTTGCCCAATGTAATTTCTAAAACCATTAACTGTTTGGTTGATATTCATGTTAGTAATTCCCTCGATAATTTCCAAACTGCCTTCTTGTTTTTCTTGACAAATCGTTCCACTGGCAAGAATATTGCTGTTTCCCATTCATCTGGTTTGATGTTGAGAAATCGACTTTGGACGTGGGTTGCCAAATACCGTTTCAATGTTGGTTTGAAATATCTATGTTTTTTAGTGGAGTTCAATATGTTATATGTGACCATCATTCGGGTACTGTCATTCATAGTTTTGTTATTAGTAATACTCATCAATCCTTGCAACAGACTCAATCTCAGTTTAGGTGCAAGATAGTGCATATTTAAACCAAGAAATCCATCAGAATACCTTTCAATAGGTATAATTAGTGGAAATGTATCATAGTATGGCAACTTTTGTTTATATTTGGGGTCATAATGAAACATATACATTTTCCCCATTTGCATAGCATTGGTTTTGTTGTCGGCATCACTCATTAGTTTTGCTGGTGAAATATTACTCAGTTTGGCGGCATTCTGCCTTAACCATGTAATCGCATTTTGCCCTGCTTGTTTCAGATTATCGAATATGGTTGCCATATGGTTATTTATGTCCTATTTTGAGTTCCTTTTCGGTTACTATCATGAATTTCCATTTCCGTTTTTCGCAGTATTGTGTTGCCGCTGCCCATTTTGCTTGATTCTTAGTCCACGTAAATTGCTCATATAAATAGTTGCGTCTACTTTTGCCTTTTTTCGGTGGTTTGGTTTGACGTTTCGGTTTCACTTCAATAATGAACTCTTTTATGTTCCCATTCGATTGTTTAACTTTCATATAGAAGTCTGGATAATACCTGTGCCATTTTCTGTCAGTGGGGCAAAAGTATTTGATGACAGGGTTTTCACTGCACCAATTTAGCACATTTGTATTTCGGTCACAATAGACCATGAAATCCTTTTCCCATAGAGAACGATATGTTACTTTACTAGGATTTCCAATGTACTTGTTTCTGTTAATAACGAGGTATTTTCCACTATATGCCATAATTATATTTATAAGTTTGCGATACTTATAAATAGAACAAAGGGGGATGATTCTATGAGTTGGTTAAAACCTGTTCTTAAAGTGGGTGCGGCTGTTGGTGTAGCATTCGGAGCAAACAAATTTCGTGAAGGTTTAGTAAGTCAATTAGTACAAGATGTGGATCAGGATCAGAGATCGGTTAAGAGTCCAAGTGTAAAAGATTTAACTGGAGCATTTAGTTATCCAGATGGTATTACTAAAGATGTGTTAGGATTTGTTAGTTATATGCCGTATGAACACACTATTGCACAAGCAGGGTTACAAGGTGCGAAAACAGCAGTAATGAATCAACTTTCTGGTGAACCAAGAGGACAAGGTGGTCCGTTGCAGATCAATTTACACATGCCAGAGGATTTGAGTGACAATATAGAAGCAAAATGGTCGGCAGAAGAAGATGCTATTAGTAAATTGACTAAGGCTGGTACTGCTGGTTTTGATGCAGCGGCAATTGTGGGGGGAGGTAAAATAATAAAAGCATTGGGTGGAGAGGATGCAACAAAGGGAATGGAAAGACGTATTGGAGTTGTTTCACGACCATTTGAAGAACAATTTTTTGGTGGTACTGATTTTCGTACTTTTGATTTTACACATAAATTGATTGCATTCAATAAAGAGGAAACAGTTACCATCAATAAGATTATTAAGATGCTCAGATATTATTCATCGCCTGGATTGGTTGCTGGTGATATGATGTTTTCATATCCAGCAACTTGGAGAATACGTTTTTACAATGCAGATCCTAATAATGATTTATCTCCAAAGGAATCGCAATGGTTGCCTACATTGCATAGATGTGTCTTGACTAAAGTTGAGGTTAAGCATTTCAATTCGGGTACACCATCATATCATACTAATTTAGCACCAACCGATATTGAAATTACCCTATCATTTATGGAAACAAAATATGTGACTAGGGAAAGCATAGTGAAAGAGAATCAACCAAAGTGGGGTGGTGGTAGTGGGGGAGATTTAGTAATATAAGAGGGGGAGAGTTATGTCAATTGAATATTTTGATACATTTCCAAGGGTTGATTATGATATAGGTAAGGATAATAAGACCAGAGAAGTGACCGATATCCTAAAACGGGTTGGGATTCGTGGTGATTTCAAGAATCTATTGCCATCTTATTATATGTCTGTTTTATCGTCCAACGAAAGACCAGAAATTTCATCTTACACCAATTATGGTGACATATTTTCGCATTGGGTTTTATTGCACATGAATACCATTACCGATCCATACCACGATTGGATAATGGAAGAATCTGTAATGAATGAGTTCATAGATTTGAAATATCCAGATAGTAATTTATTGTTGGAATCGACACACCATTCTGATACCACATATGGAGCAGTACTTGATCCATCAACAAAACGATTTTTCGTCAAGGGTGAAGTTATAAAGGAATATGATGCAGATGGAACTTTGGTTGATACTGATGTAGGCACTGGAACTATTATGGATTTTGATGCCACTTTGATTCAAATAACTTATAAATTGACTGACAACACCTTTAATGTTGGTTCGTATCTCAAGGGTGATGATAGTGGTGCAGTAGGCAAGATAGCAGGGGTTACTACTGAACGGGCTGGTGTGCATCATTATGAAAGTGCAGATGGTATACAGGTTGGTCGTTCACACAGTGAAGCAACGGCAATAATCAACGAAACCTTTGAGTTCGATGAAAATGAAAAGAAACGTGAAATAATGTTGTTAGATTTTGGTTATTTACAGCAATTTGAACAAAATTTCGAGGATTCGATGAATGCATAGCATTAGATCAGATACCGTTGTTGGTGGTATAATAAAAGTTAATGATATAGTTTTGCGTTCTGTAAACATAGATAAGGAGTTTAGTATTACGGGATTGGTAGATTCTTTTAATCTTTTTGAGAATGTATTTACTAATACCCTAACTGGGAATCTACAAATCGGTGATACTGCAAATCTAATTTCTAATTTTCCTATAGTTGGGCATGAAGAAATTGTTATTACAATGGGAACACCCAACATAGAACGGGTACAAACAAAGAAGTTTAGAATTTATAAAGTTACCGATATAGATTCGACATCAATTGGAATGCGTAGATATGTTATACATTTGTTGTCTGGTGAGTTTTTTATGAATCTAAAGGGTTCTGTTAGTCGTTCCTTTCCAAAAAGCACGACATCAACCATTGCAGAAAAAATTCTCAGAACCGATTTGGAATCAGATAAAACATTCGATATTGAAGAAACACAGAATGTTCATGATATAGTAATACCCAATTGGAAACCATTTGAAGCAATAAATTGGTTGGCAAAGAGATCTGTTGCAGAACATAGAGATGGTGCTAACTATTTGTTTTACGAAACCAGAGATGGGTTTCATTTTAGGTCGTTAGAATCACTTGCCGAGTCGAACAGTGTTGGAAATTACAAAAGAAAACCATCAAATGTTACAACTGGAAATCCAGATGAAGAACAGTATAAGAATGTCAACAAGATAGATATATTGAATTCATTTGATATGGTAGCAAACATACCTAATGGGATGTTTGCTAACCGTTTGATTATCCATGATATGATAAATCGAAAAACGGAAACTCTGGATTATGATTATAGTAAAGAATATTCTAAGATGATGCATGTAGAAGATAATAAGAAAACCAATAAGTGGAGATTATCGGATGACCAAAATATAAATGGGCAAGGGTCGAGTATGATGGTACATGAAACTGCTGATAAACTAACAACTAGTCCATTGAGTAAGCAAACTCTGGTTAGTAGGTTTGATGATATTAATACGTATTATGAAAGAACGTTACAGAACCGTATTTCACAAATGCAACAAATAGATAACATAAAACTAAATATTACTATATCTGGTGATACCACTCGAAAAGTTGGTGATGTCTTGAATTTGGAATTGCCATCAATTGAACCTGTTTTAGGTGATGGTACAATTCCTATGGACAAATTGTACAATGGTAGATATTTGGTTACAGGTTTGAGACATAAAATAGACAGTTCCAGCCATGTGATGGTGATGGAAGTTGTTAAAGATTCATATTTCAGTTCATTACCAACAGAATAGGAGATTAAAATGTTAGCAAGAGAATTCTCGAAACTGGTGGAATCGACAACAGATGTGATGTTGGATAGACCACACCATTTCAAATCAATAATGGATTTAGTAATTGCCACTATGAATGGCAAACAGGAACAGATTGATGAAAAACT